TTTTGACATATAGCTATGATCCGTCTATTTTGAATAGTGGCCAGTATTGGTTTAATACTGATGCAAACCAATTATATATTTGGAACGGATTAAATTGGGTATCTTTATTATATTCAAATCAGGCATCGCCCAATATAGGAGATCATTGGTACAATGGCAAACTATATGTTTGGAATGGAAGTTGGGTAGAAACTAAACCAAAAGCTTATGTTGAATTGGTAAATGGAGATTTAAAATTCTATAGCTCTACTTATGGAAGTAAATCTAAATTATTTTTAGCAGATCAGGTTGATAACGAGCAACAAATCTTCAATCATACTAGACCGGTGGGTCAGTTCCAACGACCACAAATAGGGGTGGATCATTTAAGTGAAATACCGATGTATAAACAGCTCGGTGTGGGTACTGATGGTTCGCAGGACGAAAGAAGAGATCTAATTAACAAGCTATTGATGCAATTGGGGTATCCCGCAATCCAAGTTGAATTAGCCAAAGAACAATTAAATTTATGCGTTGATTTAGCGATACAATCATTAAGGAAACTATCAAGTGCCCCCTATGAAAGATCGATATTTTTTATGGATTTAATTCCAAACGTGCAGAATTATTTTTTAACGGATGGGACTGTTGGGTTGAATAAGATTGTGGATATCAATGCGATTTACCGAAGAAATTCCAGTTATTTGTCTAGTTCATATGGTAATAGTATGTATGCCCAAGTGTTGTTGCAGTGGTTATACCAACCGGGTGCAAAAATGGATTTAGTTTCATATCACGCAGTCAGTGAATACATCGAAATGTTAGAAACCATGTTTGCAACCAAAATAGTATTTCGATTTACTGAAAGATCTAGAAAATTAGATATCTATCAAACCATTGGATTAGATGAAACCGTGATCGTTGATTGCGTAATTGAAAGAACAGAACAAGATTTAATTACAGATAGATACACAGGAAAATGGATTAATAATTGGGCTTTAGGGGAAGCTTGTGTAATGTTATCACAAATCCGGGGTAAATACAGCAGCGTGCCAGGGGCCGGTGGTGGGGTTAGTTTAAATGCCGGGGATATGCAAAGCAGGGCCGATGAATTGTTTACAAAATGTAGAGAAGAAGTAGATAACTATATCGTTAACAACCCAGAAAAAATTGGGTTAGAAAGTGGGATTTTATTAGGATAATTTATGAATTTATACAAATACCATGCAGAGCCGTCTCAATTAGTTGATTACAAAAATCACCTGTTGACTCATAAGAATCCATCGTTTAGTGGAACCACAGATACTCATGCTTTTTTTGCGGATGCAATCACAGGGGCAGAAGATAAAAATGCATTAGTGAATCACTATATGAAATATATTGATTCAAAAGAGGTAAATGCAAAATATGAGGCTATTTCTCATTTGATTGATAACGTTATTAAAAATGATGCAGTTAATTATAGATTGGGGAAAATAATTGTGGACCACGCGGATGATGAAAATCAAAAGAAATTTGAAAAATTGGCATTGTCGTTAATTAAAAATCCAACTAAACCACGGGTAATAGTTAAACCGGATGTTTTTGATAAAGATATCATTATCGATACTGATTATGATTACAATATAATGGGTGTGTTGATATCGTATGACGGGAATAAAATACCGACCAGTATCAAGAACACCATAATCAAATATTTTGAATTAGTAGATATAATGTTAGCCAATAAATTAGAAGAATTTGGGCGGATCAATAAATCTATTAACATTAAAGGTAACCTATCATTGTTGAAACAATATGGATTTGATATGGTTTGGAAAAATACAATCAGCTACTTATCACAACAATATCAAAGATTAAATAGTAGAGAGGAAATCAAAAGAATCAATTCATTGTCCGGTAAAGAATTCGAAACTGCAACAAAACAACACGGTGATGCAACTAACGCTGTTTTGCAACTAATGTCTGCGATATCGTAATATTGGGGTTAAATATGTTAGAAATTTATAGTTACCATTCAGCACCAGAACAATTAGTTGGTTTTAAAAATAGAACCAAACAACATTAACTATTTCCACATAACTTGAGCAACCGATCTCTGTTCTGCATTATTCTTATCTAAAAATACCGCAATGCGGATGGTTGCTTTGTGGTCATGTTTGTCATCGAATTCTTCCAACTCGTAACGAAGAAACTTGTTTTTGCCTGTCATGTAAACTGGTCTATAAACTTCAATTTTTTTAGTCATTTTTAATTTCATTTTGTTAACTTCTTAATGATGTGATAATTATAATGTGTTTCACTAAATACATCAACTAGCAATATTTTAAAAGAATATGAGTTGTAATTTAGAACACAAAAGAACAGTTCCTGACCCGGTTCATACTAACGGGACTTTTCAACTTTTCAACGATAGGCAATCCAATACCACCCTGAATAACTACGTTAGCGAAGGTTTGAATATCGGTGGTTGCCCTATCAATGTATTCAAATTACAAGGAATTTATTCTCAAAAATCTTTGAATGAACTTAATGGTAATGTTATTAGTAGTGGGGAATATCCAGAATTCCCAGCTTCTAATATAACCAAAAATGATTGCAGCGAATGGCACTCAACAAAATATTGCGGCAAGAGAAACCTAAATACATATATCGGATTCGACTTCGGGCCTATCGAATTAGATCCAGCGATCAACAAATACGCAATTGATACAGAAAAGAAATATCATATTACATCAATTTTCATTCAACAGGGCGATGAGTTTAGAAATAGAATAACAAAAGCTCGTGTTGAAGCCTCAGATAATGGACTAGAATGGAAAGGGATTTCACTCTTTTCTTTACCTGACGATAATCAAGAACATCTGATTGACATCAAACAAAGCCACCCAGCCAGATATTGGCGGGTAGTTCCAATATCGTATAACACTGAAGATGACATTTGGGTAGTTAAAAAATTATCTTTTAGTGAATATACCAAAACAGATATTCAAAATATCCAAGATTTTATTCTTTTAGAAAATAGAGATAGAAGTTATCAAACTTCTCCAATTATTGTTAAAGCTTATTATGACAATCAAGAAGTGCAAACTGAATTTAGTATGTTCGGTATGCAACTCAATAATCAGTTTACATTTAAATTCGGTTTTAACCTAACTATTCAAAATCTCAAAAGACCAATCATTATTGGGGATATATTAGAAGTTGTTCCAGAAACCCAATATGATATAAATTTAAACCCCGTTAAAAAATACCTAGAAGTAACTGATGTCAGTTGGACTGCTGGTGGGTTTACCCCTGGTTGGGAGCCAACCTTATACACGGTTATTGCACAACCGATGTTAGCCAGCCAAGAAACAATGGATATTGTTGGTGATCTTAATAACGATTTCTTTGATAGCATAAGTGACGGTTTTAACACAACTGCATTAAAAGCAGATAAAAATATAAGAGCAGAATCAAATACAGTAGTACCAGAAGCTGGGGGTAGTTTAAATGATATCCAAATTATCCCAGAATCCATTATTCAAAATGGGGTAAAGCACGGGGTTAATTATAACAAATTGAATCCTAGTTCATATGATTACCTTCAAGAAGATGCCATGCCACCAAACGGTCTGCCGTATACTGAAGGTGACAAATACCCAGAGAATCCAAAAAACAAAGATTACCACAGATTAACATATTCAATGCTTGATGAACCAGTGGCCCCACGATTGTATCAATATAGCGAAAAAAAGAAACGTTGGATATATCTAGAAACTGACCGCCGATTCGAATCTAATTTCAAAAAACCACAACAAATCGAGTTTGATAATGGTGCGAACCCAGCTGAATTATAATTTAAATAACACCACAAAATCAACCTATTTTTGATTTATCATCGAATGATTGGCCAATTTCTAATTTAAAACAACAAGTTACTGCGGCAATTTTTAAATCTACCCATGAATATTATATAATATTCTTCTATTGATAATTTATATAAACTATCAGTAATCTATTCAATCTTTGATATAACAAGAGTAAATCATAAATTGATAGATTGATATTAGATTTGGATTTACGTTGAGTATGTAACGAGATTTAACTAATTTTGCTATAGATAAGTTCCAATTAATATCATAAATTGGTTTTTTGAGATCATAATTTAACTTATCGCATAATTCCAATTTAAAACAACAAGTTACTATGGTAATTTTTAAATCTACTCATGAATATTATATAATTATTATTTCTTATGTATTCTTGTTCTTTTTGTGTCTAAATGTTGGTTTTTTTTTATAGGGTATCTTTAACTGATATAATTATTTCTTCATCAAATTCGGCTAAGTCATCTGTCAAATTATTAATTCGTAATTGTATAGTTTGAATTCTATCATTTTTCAATTTTGCGGGGATCGCCAAGTAGCAAATAACGTCAAAATTTAATGAATAAGATATAGTTCTTTTATCAGCTCCCATTGGAAAATTTTCGTTATTGGTTATTCCCATTAATGTTGCACTAGTTATTTTACTGCCATCATATAACCGATCGCTTATTTGAAATTGAATGCTTGGATTAAAAAGAACTAACAGTTGTTCCAATATTTGAAATAGCTGTTCTGAATTACTGGCAATTATGTGGGTGTCTAAAGATAATTTATATGGTGTTGGCCGTAATTGCTTTAATGTCTTAACATCTTCAGGAAACATACCCCCTCTTGGTGTATATGCGTCTTCTTTTGTAGTATCTACACCAACATAAAGTTCTTGTGCCATTGAGATGTTATTAAGATAGCAAGTCATCATCGGTACTCTTAATGGCAAATTTGTAGTATTTTGGGTAGAGATGGCTGCGGTTACTTTATCCATCGAGCCATATGCCACAGGAACATTTATGGTTTTAATGTTCCCGTCTGATGAAATTCCGGACTTAACTTGGATACCTCTGAATATTTCCATAAATTGTAAGATGGTTCTTTTGAATTGCTTGTGATAGAAATATTCCATATGATTGTTTGTATTTTAATTTAGATGTTGTATTTATTAGACAAAAAAGCCCCAATTAAGGGGCTTTTTTTAATCAAATTTTAATTAAAATTTGATGTTATCCCCGGTACGAACTAATGTGATATCACAGTAAACAAACTCAATTGTTTTGGTCGGTTTTAATGCAATTGCTAGCATAAGTTCGTTGCGATCAATAGTATCTGGTGTGTTGTTGGTTTCATCACATAAGATAGCATAGTCGTATACGCCTTGTTTTGTTTTGATGTTATCCAAGAAACTAGACACCGCTGCAGATACGTTTTTGCGCGTTTTATCTGTGTTTGGTTCCATCAAGTATCTTGATAATAATTTACGCAAACCTCTTCGTGCATACATTACCATACGGGCAACATTGATGCGACCTAATGCAGAATCATACCCAACTGTAACTCTGGTTTTTTGACCCATAACCATAATTCCGTACTGCAAACTATCGTTGATTGGGTTGATATTGCAGTCGCTGTATAATGCATCTTTCATTACATCATTTAATCTAACTCTGTTAAATCTTACATTGGATGTACCAATATCACCTTCAACAAACCCGACTTGCTTGATGCTTAATGAGTTAGTCAAAACACCGCGATTTGGGCCAGCTGGTGCATACCAAGGATACGCAACATTGTCGTTATTCGCAAATGCCGCTAACGCTAAGCCAGAAGCAGCACAAAATACTTCAAAACCATCTAAGTTTGTTACCAAACCATGCGGGTAGTAATAAGCAATTAATCCTCTATTATC